CCATGCGATCCATTGGAATGTTCCACACAATGGGCTTCAGGGACATTCACCTCTTTGGCTTTGATTGCTGCCGGGAAGAACCTACCAAGGAAGAGATGACAGAGACAGTGGGAGATATCGAAGGAGGGGAGACACCCAAACCTAAATACATACAGGTTAATGTGAAAGAGAAGATGTACTGGACAACAGGAGAGTTACTGGCAATGGCACAAGACTGCGAGAAGGTATTTGGAGATCCAACTTTGGATGGAATACTTTCGTTTCATGGGGAGGATACAATGGTAGCAGACCTATGGAAAATAAAAGAGCAACAGGAAGTTAGACCAGTATTCAGAAATTACTATGACAAGTAGAGATATTTCTCCGGGGGAACACTTCAATCGGGATACTCCCTCTCCCAAGTATACTTCCCTATTGGAAGAATATAAGGTTATGCACAGTTATTCCGATAGGATGTTCAATGGGAGAAGCCTGTTAAAATTTGTGGATATTATCAAGGCTTATCTGGAGAAGAATAAGTGTCAGTCTGTCTTGGATTACGGCTGTGGGAAGGGAGCCTTATATACCGAAGACTTTCATACCATCACAAATGAAATAAATAAACCTCTTCCTGAATATTGGGATATGGATTTATGTGCTTTGTATGATCCTGCTTATGAAGATCATGCAACATTGCCCAAGGAAAAGTTTGATGCAGTCATTTGCACAGATGTTCTGGAACATATACCAGAAGCCGATCTGGGGTGGGTACTCCGGGAGATGTATTCCAAGGCAGATAAGATGGTGTTTCTTAACGTCGCTTGTTTCCCGGCTCTGAAGAAACTAAAGGATGGATCTAATGCCCACGTCTCTATCTTTTCTACGGAAGACTGGATACAGTTTGTGGCTTCGGAGAGTGTCCTGTTCAAGGATCTGAAGATATATTTATTTGCGGACAATATAGATCAGGAAGATGGGGAGTTTACTGTACGAGGTTTCAAAATAGAAAGTAAACCGCACGTAACAGAATTACAAGGAGAACCTAAATAATGTTTGGAATCGTAGAATCAATCGTGGGAGTGGCAGGAAAGGTTCTTGACAAGTTTGTGGAAGACAAGGATCTGAGGACCAAGCTTGAGGCTGAGTTTAAAACAGGACTACTTGCTCTGGACTTGGCTCAAGCACAAACGAACCTAGAGCAAGCGAAACATCCATCCATATTCGTCGCTGGAGCTAGGCCCAGCATCATGTGGATATGTGCGTTTGCTCTGGCTTGGCAGTTCATTGGCGCTCCCATTGCAGCCTGGGTTGTGGTGATGTGGTATCCCACAGTTACTTTGCCAGTTCTGGAAACTGGAGAGCTTACTGGGTTAGTGCTTGCCCTGCTTGGTCTGGGTACAATGCGTACCGCCGAGAAGTGGAAGGGAGTTTCCAGAGACAACATGAAGAATTGAGCATTCAATGAGACATCTCCTATCTATAGAAGAGTATGATAAGGACAGTCTGACTACCTTGTTTAATCTTGCTCAACATTATCAGAATGGTGGTCCTAATCGACAGTTGTTCTTTAATAGAGGTAAACCTACCAAGCTACTGGCTAATCTTTTCTACGAGCCGTCCACCAGAACAAGCTCAAGCTTCTTTGCTGCCATGAAAAGATTAGGCTATGATGTTCTGCCAATTAATGGGGTACAATATTCCAGTGTCACCAAGGGAGAAACCTTGGAAGACACGGTGCGAACTCTGGGATGTTATGTTGATGTCATAGCTCTGAGACATCCCGAGGTAGGGTCATCCCAGAGAGCTGCCCAGGTATCTACTGTTCCAATTATCAATGCAGGAGACGGGATAGGAGAACATCCTACCCAGACTCTCACCGATCTGTACACGATCTGGAAGAAGTTTGGCCGGATAGATAATCTTACTATAACTATGATGGGTGATCTGAAGAACGGTCGAACCGTACACAGTTTACTGAATATTCTAAGGCTCTTCAATGTTAAGATACAACTGGTCAGTCCTGACAATCTTGTAGCTCCCTTCCAGTATGCTCATGGGGTGAACATATATGCTTCAGGATATCTGACAAAGTTTGTTACAGGACAATCGGATGTTCTGTACATGACCAGAGTTCAGGAAGAAAGAGGTTCGATGGGTGAGTACGAATTGACTGAGAGAGACGTGGCTAACCTGAAGGATGATATGATTGTCCTCCATCCCTTCCCTCGTAATAAAGAAATACCTGTCTGGTTTGATAAAGATCCCAGAGCCTACTACTTCCGACAAATAGAAAATGGATTGTATGTCAGGATGGCCATACTCAGCGAGGTATTAAACAATGAATGAAAAACAGGAAAGATTCTCACAAGCATATGTGCTTCATCGTAATGCCACAGAGGCGGCAAGAGCTGCTGGCTATGCACGTAACTCTGCCCATAACCAGGGCTATCGCCTCTTACAGCTTCAGGAGGTGAAGGATCGTGTCATTGAGCTTGAACAGGAGCTGGAAACGGATGTCAATGTTATTGAAGAGATAGAGAAGCAATATGAGTTCGCCAAGAATAACGGACACACCAACAGCGCCATCAAAGCATTGGAGCTTCTCTCCAGAGTGAGGGGAGCAAGTTCAAACAGCAATATCAGGATGGATGGAGAAACACTGGAGACAGCCATTGTGGGATGTCTCAATGTATTGGGAGAAGAGAAAGTTGTTCAGCTTTTATCAAAGTGTGAGTTCAGTGATGGAATATTTGAAGAGATTCGTGAAGAGAATGCAGAAGAATCGGCTGGAGGAGGTGAAGAGGGGGATGTATTGGTAGAAGAGGGTGAATCCCCCACTATTGCGTGAAAAAGACGCCCCAGAATGAGGCGTGAGAGGTCTTGCAGGATGTCTCTGGTAGGGTAACCCCAGAAAAGACCTAGTTGCTCTGTATGGCTCTTAAAACGCCATACAGAGCATTTAGTAATATGGGTCTACTATTTCCCCTTCTTCATGGCTTACACTGGTAACATCCCCTGGAAAGAAGTTCATGAGTGTGTTTTCCACCCCGATCTTGAGGGTGAAGATGCTGGCTGAACATCCAGCACATGATCCACTCAGCTTGACATGCACGTTGCCTGTCTCTGTGTCATAATTCAATAGCTCTATGGTTCCCCCATGCATTGCAATCATGGGTCCAATGTGGTCTGTCAAGACACCGTCTATATCTTCACTGGTAGTTACCAAAACAAATAACAATTCCCAAAGCAATCACACCAAAAAGAACATATGCCAGAGCTTCATAGTTGATCATTAGAAAAGTTTACCCAGCCAATCCCAAATTTTAGTACCTTCTGATTCAGTGTCCCCCTTACTTCCTGAACCCACACCCATCAAAGCTGTGAGAGGTGTCCAGGGTATCGAGATTGGATCGTCAAGAGTCTCCAGAATTGACGGTCCCCCGATTGCAGACATTATTCTGGCTTTCTGTGAATCCGACCCCCTCCCAGGATCTTCTGATTTTTCTTCCTTGTCCCTCTGTTTCTGCATATAGGAAGCAGCAATAGCAGCCGCTGCGATCCAGGCGGCCATAGCAGCACCACCAGCACCAGCGGCACCAGCACCAGCACTACCGGCACCAGCACCACCAGCAGCACCAGTGGCTCCAGCACCAGCAGCACCGGCACCACCCATATATCCAAGTCCTTGTGACCCAGCAGCAGTAGCTCCAGTTCCAGTTGCAGTTGTAGATCCAGCGGCCATAGTGCCGTAAGCCGTTGTAGGAGCTGTGCCGGTGGCCATTGCTGGCGGATACGCAGAGCCGTAAGTGGCTTGGCCACCGGCCATTCCTTGCACGGGATACCCACCACTGTAAGCAGCAGTACTACCAGTACCAGAAGTAGATGTTCCAGAAGACGCACTCTCACTTGCCCCTTCTCCCCTATATTTGTTATATAAATCCCAAATCTCAAGGGGACTTAATCCTCCCCCTCCTCCTTCTTGCTGTTGCTGCTGTTGTGGTGGAGGATAAGGATCTATTTCCCTTCGATATATTGGTTCATCCTTCTTTTTCTTTTCACGATTCGATACTATAGATACTAGAGTTGGAAGCATTGCCAAGAAATTAGAATCTATTTTTTCAGAAGGAATACTAGCATCCCCCCTAGAAAGAGCTAATGTCTCGCCCTCCTTTTCACCATAGACACCTCTCTCCAAATCTTTTATATATTCAGCTAATGCCATTACCTATATTCCTTTTTAATCGTTAATTGGTTTTCTCTTTGGCCTTGGTATAGAAGTCAACCCTGACTCCTCCTCTCTCAGTCTTCGATTCAAGGCGTGCATAGCATCTTGCATACTGGAATGTTCATAAGGATCAGGATATTTTGCCAGCCCTCTCTTTTCCTGCCCACGGACGAAAGATGTGGAGCGATCCGTAAGTTCCTCTGGTTCTGGAATTTCCCAGCGTGTTCCTCTAAATTTTTCCCTTCGTCTAACAGCCAAAGCTTGTTGAAAAAGTTCACCCCTGTCTATACTTGATATGTCATCGTCAAGTTCGAGAGATCTATTTAAATGCACATCTCCTATATGACCCAATTCGTGTACGAGAGTAGCTAAACCTCCTTCTATATTAGGTTTATAAAAAACCGGATCATCAGCATACCATACAAAAGGTTTTTTATTTTTGATAAGATCCATTACTCCAGAAATATCATAAGGTTTCTGACTTTCACTAAATGCTATTGTATGTCTATATCTATCAGGCTCTTCAATATCCTCTATAAGATTTTTTGGATATGCCATACCAGCCACATTCCATCCTCTAGCCTTTAAAATTTTTGCTATACCTTCCCCACCACCAATAATATCAAACCCCAACTGAGCCATTGGATTATCTTTGAGGTACGGTTCTAGCTCCTTCAATAAAGCTAGACTACGTGTCTGATCAAAACTGGCCTCATCATAATCAGAATAGATAGCATCTTTACCAGAGGATCGTTTGAGCGATTTATCAATATATTTTTGTCTTAGTCTTTCAAAGGATTGTTCGTATGATGGTTTCTTTTTTTGAGGAACAAAAATAGGTTTCTCAGTCACCACCACAGGATCAGGTTTCCAAGGCGATTTTTCCATTATACGTTCAAGTTCTTTTTCAAGAGCACCCTTGGAATAATGGTAAGGTTTTTTTGTAACTCTGGATGGCTTCCTTCGAGGAGGAAATCTCTCAGCTATTGTTGGTTTTCTCTTGGGTGCGGGAGGATTTTTTGCCATATCTACATGCCCTTACTGATAATTGTATCCTGAAGGAACTTCAGCCTTACCCTGAAGAAGTTTAAAGATCTGACTATGCTGCGCCATAATCTCTTTTGATTTATCCTTGCCTTCCTTTATATCTTCCTTGATAGATTGCAGTTCTTTCATTACGAGAGCTAAATCAAACTTCATTTTAACCTGAGTTTCTACAACAGATTTCTGAGATTCTTCCTGATAGAATTCATATACCGTTTCAACCTTGCTGTCAAGTTTGGATACATACCATATTAATCCTATAGCCTGTAGAATTACAGCAAATATTAAAGCATAGTTTAATGTTACACCTTTCATTTACTTATAACTCCATATCCACGGTCGAGGATGTTTGTCACTATCTTCCATCATGTCCAGATGCAGAAAGCGCCTCTTGAAGTTCCCTCTCTGGGACACGCCAATTCCCCTAATGCCGTGGATCACAGCCAGACGTAGTAATCTATAGGCTTCTGCTCCTCCTATGACCACATCAACAGCCTTGCCGTAGGTATGAGCAGAGTCGGGAGACCCACCTATTGTAACATTATAAGATACATCTCTATACCCAGAAGAGATTATCATAGGCTTACCATAGTCTTCCCGAAGCCTGTTCAGCTTCTTCATGAAATTCTTATCCATGTGGCAATCTCCAGTACCACCACAACGCAACTCATTCTCAGTAAAGTACTTCCAGTCAGACATCTAACTTATTTCCTCATTAGTAGTGCATCAAGCTTTTCTTCCAGCTTGTCGAACCTGTCCATTATCTTTCTAAGATCCCGCTCCACATCAGCCTTGGTAGCATAGGTCTTGGCAAACTCTTCTCTGGTATCTGTTACTCTTTTGCGAAGCTCCGTTACTTGATTATTCACTCCCCTGATCCACCAAATGAAAGAACCACAAGCCAAGCTCAGTATGGCATTCCAAATCATTGTTGTATCTGCTGGCATTATTCCTCTTCCTCAATATGCAATAAAGGTAAATTTCTAAAGTGAGTATCAATATAATTTCTTAATTGTTCTATAACCTCCCGTGGAATATCCTGTTCTCTGACTTTATAATTTGCTTCAAAATTGTTAGATATCTCAGGAGGGATAAACATTCCAACTCTATCCTCTAACACACTATCTACAATAGCCATACCAAAGTTTGGATCTATTTTTTTCATACCTTCATGGCTCAGAATTTCATGAATTTGGGGTAGTCCCACAGTTCTTTTCACAACCCTACCACCAACTACTTCCTGATAACTAAACTTACTGGCTTTCTGAAGACCAATAGCCAATTTCTGTTGTTCCCTGAAAGATCTTATTATAATATCATCAACTTTTTCATAGAATTCGTTAAGCCTTGCTGGATTATTCCAGTCATAGCCAGCAGCTCCCTTTCCAACCTCACCTCTAAGAAGCTGTGTAAGTTCTTTATTTATTCTATTTATCTCACCACCCGTTTTGGCCACAGCAAATTGCAAAGACCTATTATAATCATAGGTACGCATACCAATACCATAATGACGCATCTTCCTTTGTTCTGGATCATCTGGAAATCCAGACCTAGTTCTTCCAATGGAAGGTTCACCACCGGCACGTTCCGTATGAATTCTTGAGCTTTCAATAGCATCCAAGTGTTGTCGAATGGCAGTTGCCGATCCCGGCTCAAATGTCTCATAGATCAAACCCGGTTTAGAACCCCCCACAAATGGAACATCTTCAAACGGAACGCCAAATATTTCTTCTACCCATCCCACATGAGGATCTTTTCCCCTCTTGCCTGTGGCGTACTCAAATATTCCTTGAGTTACCAATGATGGAGTAAGAATAGGCTTTGCAACAACACCCATCTCTTCAATAAATTGTAAAGCTTGATCCTTGGCCTGATCCCATGTTATTTTTCCCTGTCCTGCCTTTATTAATGGTAATATGCCATGATTCAGAAAAGAGTAAACCATCTGTTTAGTAGCATCAATAGGATCATTTCGACTTATATCAACATAGGGAACTTGAATATGATTCCTATCTTTAGGATTTTTCTGGGCAGGACCAGTATATAATTTTTGAGTATGTTTAGCATATATTGGAGCACTTTCTTCCATAAAGTCTTCATCGTCTGCGGTAATTCCATTTCGTATCCTGCTCTGCAAATACAATGCATCCCCTGCCAATGCAGCTCCTACCACTCCTCCCAGACGTTCAGCACCTATACGCATCAACTGTAGATTTCCAGTTGTTACACCTTGCCAACTATCAGTTATTGCATATTTCAGGGCATTCTTGCTAACTCTGATACTCTCAGTCAGGAAAGAAGGGAAGGCTGTCATAGGCAGCGTTCTTCTGGCAATTTTTATGGACATTGGAATACGACCATAGGTGGGAAGAGTATCCTTGACTCTCTCGGCAGCAAATGATTTAAGTTCAGCTTCCGGCATCTTGGGAAATGCTTTTCGATATCTGGCTAATTCTGCATAGTAATTATAAGCTTTGAAAATTCCATCTTCTGCTCTGTATGCTCTTCCAATACCTCTATACTTCTTTCCCAACCATTTTGTCATACCCTTGCCGCCTTCCTCAGAAAGACTAGACAAGTTATTAAAAGCACGTAGAAAATATTCTTGGTTAACACCACTATCTAGCAATCCAAGTGCTTGCAGTTCTTCATACTCCTTCATATTTATCTTGACTCTGTTTCCATAAAGTTTAACAAGATCACCCATACGAGGATTCTTTCCTAGCATTGCTCCCACCACACGCCCAGCACCCCTAAGATGGGTATGAGTTCTAAGACCTAGCGGAAGAAAATTTCCATTGGCCATAGAAAAAAGGAAATTTCCCTGTATGTTAATTAGATGTGTAGGATGAGACATAATTGTCTTCATACCGGCAGCAACAGCGTTTGCACGATATATATGCCCCCACACCCCTTTAGGATTTTCTCCCTCTTTCATAACTCTTGTGAGAGTCTTCTGGAAAGATGGTGTTGTCAAGATATTTGCCAGGGGATTTGACCCAACACTTTTCAAATAGTTATTTGCTATATCTGATAATTTTCCAGTAAATTCAAAGGGAGTATCTTTACCAGCTTTCGGAATATAAAATAAATTCTTTCCATAGGGAGATTCCGCAATGGTCTTTATACTATTTGCAAATTCATTTTCAGCCAAGACCCTGGCCTGTTTACGTATTGTTGATCTGAACCTCTGGGCTGGATCAGAAACCTCTCTGTAGAGAGCTTTTAAATCTTCCGGTATGGCTTTTCTTCTTGTTAGAATTTTACCTAGTTGATGGCCCTTCACAACATTGGAAGCACCGGGAACCATCATCTCAAGAAAATCCATCTCTCCTTCTTTTATATTATTTATAAACTCTCTCAATCTTACATTAATTTCATGATTACTTAGATCCTTACCCCGACTATCCTTGACATTAGCCTTATACCATTTACGTGCAGAATTAAGAGCTTCCATTGCCTCCACATCAGTGGCACGGGGTTTTCCCGTAGCTTTCGCATCTTTATTTAAAATTCTCTTGATAGATTTAAGCCATGCAGGATTAGAAAACAGTTCGTAGTCTGTGGAAATATAAAATCCTAGGTTATTATCCAGTCTTCCTACCAGATCCTTTCCCGGTATTCCCTCCTTTATGACCTCCTTTATGATAAGACGGGTATAGTCATCCACCATGCCACGCATGTTAACAATTTGTTCTTGTACTTCCGTTGGAAGCTTGGCCATGGCCTGTGCTTGAGATTCTTCAGCTCTGGTCTTGACATCCCCTGGAGTTCTGTGTTTCCACAGATTACGAGCTGTCTCTCCTTTTCGACCAGACATACTAAACCTGACTTTTCTAAAAGCCTTCAGCTCTGTCTTTTCTTTGGCAGTTCTCTGAGCCGGTTTCTTCTTTAAAATATTTTGTATTCTTTTAGGAAAGGCACCTCCCTCAGTCCCTAGAGATCTTCCCAAGGCTGTATTCAGTATGGCAATTTCATCATCAGTAAAATTTTTCAGTTTCTTTTTGAAAGTCTTTTCCAAAGAACGAATAAAAAGATTGGATTGATTCTTCAGTTTAGCTTCTGCCTCAGTTGACCGGCCACTCTTTCTTTCATAAGCTCTGAAAGTTAGACGATCCAGACCTTGGCGAGAGCCAGCCCACTTTCCAAAAAGACCACCCTCTTTACCAACCTTGGGATCTCCCAGAATTTTAACAGGTTGCTCCATTCTGACCCTGTGTTCATAATCTCCAGCAGGTCCACGCACTACCTGGGTTTCCACAATACCGCCTGTATCGTCCTGGGGAGCTTTTAATATGTTATCTTCCTTGGCCTTTACCTTTCCCCTTATACCTTTAAATCCTGCTATAGCCCCCTGAACCAGACCTTCAGTTGCCAGTCCCAGACCAGCCGCCTCAACAGCTTTCTTGAGAAGTTTCAATGCAGAAGAATCATTCTCGTCTATTGCAAGTATTTCCAGAGGTGCCGCTGTCTCAGGAAATTGGGTCACCAAAAACTTAGCCAGATTTTCATTTTTGTCCGATAAGAGAAGATCAGCAGCTACAAAACCGGAAGTTCTTCTAGTTACACCACCAAGCCTTGGCAATAGAAGACCAATCGCTCTGGTTGCTCCAGCCGTTCCCAGACCTAGAGATGCTATAAGTCCAGTTACTTCTTCAGCCGTTGTGGTTGCCGGATCAAATGTCTGTTTCAGAGTATCCCAAGTATCACGGGTATATTTATTTTTAGATAAATAATCATCAAAGTCTTGCATCTCATCTGAAATTGTTTTCTCAAGTTCTGGCGCAACTGACTCTAAAGCCATACCTCCCAACTGAATAATACCCTTACCAGCACCTCCCAGACCAGCCTGGATAGCTTTGCTGGGAAACTTCAATATGGACTGGAATGTACTCTCTTCCGTCTCTCTGAGATGTGCTGGCATGTACTTGTGTGCACTGGCAAGTGGAATACCCTCATACATCTCCCTCATCTCAAAATATTTTTTCTCTGCTGCAAGAGCTTTATCTACAGCTTCATTCCACTCATCTTCTTCAACATCATGTACCTTCTCTAAATACTCAGCCATCTGCTCTGGAAGCAACTTTCCATGAGCAAGCTGAGTATTCACATCTTTCGATATGTCAGTAAATCTTCCGGTATCGTAGTTGAGAGTCATTTAAGACAGTTCCGTTATTGTGTTGTGGGGATTCGTGTTGGACTTGTAGAAACTGCTGGTGTTCCTACTGTGGACAAAGTAGGTGGTGTTCTAGAAGATTGTGTCTGCATAGCCGCTAGATTTTGAGTTATCTTCCCCTCATCTTGAAGATCAGCTTTGGCTTTACCAACTGCTTCAAGTTCGTCATCACCCTCTGCCAGATATTTAGCCGTCCTGTTTTCCAGCAATCCAATTATTCTTGTAAATTCTTTCATAGATTTACTGTCAACTTTGGCGTCCTTCTTTCCTTGCCATTTACCATCTATCCATATAAGATTTGTACCAGCAAGCATATTTGCATGATCCCGCATACTGTTATACATTGTTGCCGAATATTTACCTATCTTTGATCTATTTTTCAATTGCTGAACCATGAGTGCCTTCTTGACATCCATTTGAGATTCAAGCTCTTTCAGATCCAGAGCCATTTCCTGCTCTCTCTCTTTTTGAGTCAAAGCTTTTGATGCCGCCAGACGCTCCTTTAAAGGACCAGCCACAGGTATATTCCCACCTATAGATTCTCCTGTAGCACCTAGAAAATCTGCCAACGGACCAAGAAACGGATCTCTCTGACGAGCAATCCTATACTTTTCTCTTACATCTCTCTCTTTCTTGAAATGGTCGGTAAGCGTCTCAAGAAGAGAGGATAACCCCACTCTTGAAGTACCACTACCACTACCACCTACCCACGGTTTCATTGTATAGTGAGGTAAGGTTGATTTTGGGCTACTAGATCTAGGCGGCACCGGCATTCCGGCTATATGACTACCCACTCTACCGGCACGTTGTCTTGCAACTAATCCACCTTCAGCCAGTGAATAGTTCCTTCCTGGTGGTCCGAACTGCCCTGTGCCAGCAGCAACTCCACTGCCGACACTGCCGCCACCACCAAAGGCGCCGGGATTACCCAGATATGCTGATCCCAGTTGCACACCAGCACCCAGAAGTTGCTGCCCAAAACTTGGACCCTTCGGCCCTCTCGTTATCGACTCCTGATTTGCCAAAAAACCTGTGGGCATACCATAGACAAGACCAGAGTATTTTTGTAGTTGTTGTTCAGGGAATTGCTTCCTTTCTGCATATCTACGATAAAGATCATCAAGTTGTGATTGTTCAAATTGTCGCTTCTGTTCACCCACCTGTGTTCCCAGACCAAGTTCTGAAACCTGAGTGCCATATATGTCTTTTCCTATACCCCGCACATCACCAGCACCAGTTCTTTGCCGGGTTCTCTGTTCCGCCAATCGTTGTTGAGCATCTTGCCATGCTCTTTCAGATCCCCTAGTTTGAATAGCAGCCAGATTTTCCAGATGACCTTTTTCACGTTCCGCTGCCTGTACACCCATTCGAGATCCCAGACCTGACATTCCACCAGCCCCAACACCCTTTGCCTCAAAACCAGCCGTGCCAACATCGAAAGCTTTTTGAGCTTGCTTCCTTTCCAGATCAGTCACAGCTTGTTGATAGGGACTCATCAAACCTTGAATTTCCCCTGCTGTGGGCGCTGCCGCCGCTCCCCTATAACCTGCCAAAGCTTCTTCAAGATAGGGTTCTTGAGTTCCCATTAACGAAAGCAAACCTTCCTGGGCAGCCTTTTGTTCAGCACTTATGGGAGCAATTCGTTCTCCTGGATACTCTTCATATCCTGCCTCTTCCTGTTCTTCCATACGTGTTCTGGCACGTCCAAGAATATCCTGGACATAAGGTTTAAGTGCTTCAGGAATATCAGCCTTGGTATATTTTTCGGTTTCTGGCCTATCTCCCCCACCAAAGTACTGGGGAAGTTCAGTAATCTCATTGATAGTTCCAGCACCGCCCAAAGATTTAAGAACCTTGGCCTCAAAAGAATTAATATGTGCCAGCTCCACATCATCATGATTACCATATCCAGCAATATCCTTGTACAGTTCCTTAAATAACTGTACCTTTTCCTTGGCAGAATAGGTATCAATAATAAATTTAAAATTAGATTTTAGAGTCATATCAATTCACTTCCCTTGTTAAGACAGTACAATATTTTTCAAAGCCTTCTTTTGGTAGCACCCTGGCCCAACCATCTCTGGCCAAGATCTCAAATCTTTCGACATTATTAGCTCTGGCAAACCTGATCAATTCAGAATCTTCATCCCAACAGTATTTAAGCCATTTATCCATTGTGTTTTTCTTGGAAGACCCTAGAACTACTCTAAGTCTTCTTTCTCTGGGATAGTCCACAAATTCTGTTGTTGCCGCAAGCATAATACCATCCTCTTTATTACCTACCACCCACAAATCCATCTGACCACCACGCAACCACCCTTCCACATCTTCTATCGTAAACTCTCCCAGATTTCGGTCAACCGATAACTGAAGAAGATCTTTAACATGGGGCCAGACAATATCAACTGCATTTGTTTCTATTCTTATTAAAGTCATCTACGCCTTATCTAGGAGCGAACGAAGTGAGGCCAGACCATCAATTTCCTTGGGTTGTTTATCATTTCCCGTGGCCTCACGCCTAACATTTTTAACGGTCTCGTCCAGAATATCAGCACCTTCATCTGCATTTCCATTTCCAAGAAGAGACACAGCATCGGCTGGCCAAACATATTCCTTGGGACTAACTGCCAGAGTACCTACTTTTTTATTATCTTCATTGATTGGCATATATACATTATCTTCCATTCCATGACCATCCCCCGGAACCCTTCCTGAGAACTTACCACCAACAGCCAACTCTATCAGACCACCTCTTGCTGCTTCCAGTTGAATATCAACTTCCGGTCCAAATCTTGAAGGTTCCATCTCTCCAATAACATCTCTGTATGTTGGCTCTTCCATAGGTAATGGAACCTCACTGGGAATCTCCGATCCTATGCCAAGTTTTTCACCTATGTTGGTGGGCTGTGAAGCCAACCATCTGGCCATTACCACCTGCATTGCAATCGTTGGTTCTGGCATGGTAAATAAAGTTTGATGCACAGTGGGCTGTTGCTGCATTGGAGGTGGACCCATAGGAGGTGCAGGAGTAGGACTCATTGGCGGTCCTGGCATTCCCGGAGGCGGTCCTGCTGGTCCTGGAGGGGGCATGGGCATACCTCCTGCCTGGGTCGCACCCATAGGAGCCTGTCCCATATACCGCATATCATCTCTGGGTGTCTCAGTCTCGACCGTCTCTTGAAATTCAAGTAAATCTTGTAAAGCCATTATTTTAATCTTCCATAATTAGATTGAGGAGAAGTTTGCTCTGCGATAAAGTTACTACTATTATACCCTATCTTCTTCATTTTCGCAAATTGTTGTTTTTCATCCAGCCTTCTACGAGAAGGATCAACAGCTTGTCCAGTATTGTAGTTACCTTGGAGTGTGCTTTCATTGACCAATTTGAAATGCTCTGCAATTGTTGTCATTAGAAAAAATCCTTCCAAGATGTTTCTGAACCTAGACTTACATATCCCCTGAACTTACCAGCACTGGCAGCGTATGCTATGTCACCCTTCCTGGGTCTACCTATACTTCCCACTGTCACAACCGTATAAATATTTGTAGTCGGGGCTGAATCTATTTCTCCGTCTCTGATTGCAAGTTCAGTGGCTAGTAAAGCTCCCCATTGTTGTATCTCTTCATACATCGCTCTTATATTATCAGTAGGCATATTAATAGGTAAGACAGGGTACTGTGCCATTAGCGTCCTCCATCAGCTTGGAGAGCTAATCTGATTGATCCCCAACGCCAACTGGAATTATTGGATGCACACGAAACTCTAATCTTTGCTTGTCTACCCCTAGACCTGAAGTCCACCTTCTGGGTAGCTCCGGTAATATCAAATTCCTTGGTAATGCTTTCCAAACTCTCAGGAAATTGTTTGGTTATAACTTTCATTTTGATTTTACCAGTACTGATATCATAATCAGGAATAACCCTGTCCATGAACATAAGCGCATTACCATCCGCAATATCGAAATCAGCAGATTCTACATATGATATTAAGGTCTCATCTCCACTTCCAGTGAAAACTTCTTCAGGTTCATTATTATAAATATTATTTCCAGAGGCCGTTACACCAGTTGTGATTGTATTACCAAATACTTCCATGTCGTTGAATGTCGTAAATAATGTCTCTCCATATACCCAGTACCCATCATCTGGAGAGAAAATAACATAACTATCACATTCCGTACTATCCGAGGAGGGATACAACCATATTATTTCCCTGAACTCTGAATTGATTCCAGCAAATACTTTATCATAATAGGAAGCGTTTATTCTATTGAATATATATCTACGAACTGTGCAATTCAGGGTCTTTACTTGACCAGCATTGGAATAGAAATTATCATATCCCATCCAGTATGTGACACCATTATAGTCAATACCTGCATGAGGACCAATCAATCCACAGTTGGTACCTAGCTGTTGAAATTTAAATGTGAAAGGAGGACCAGCAAATGACATCAACCACAAAGCATTATCAGTCCATATATTAATGGCATTTCTTCCTCGTACACCACCTACAATTTTAGTACCATCTGTCAACACTACTTCCCCGGATGTTGTACTCAGGGAGGGAACCCAGTTAGTTCTGTCATCCTGATCAGACCAGCGAACCAGCATTGGATTGAATGTTCCACTCACCGTGGCATCCGCTGCATATTCATTAGCACCCAAGGCAATCAGATGTCGATCATTGGGAGATACAATAATTGAGTTAACACTGATTGGAGATGTAGCAATAGATGTCGCTCTGCTGGGAGTTACAGAAGCATCTGTATCAAAATAAAATATATTACTTCCTCTCCGATTGGCTATTACATCCTCACCCCAGTTATCCAGGCTCCACTGTCCAATTTCAATTACCAGACCTGATGCACTTGCAGAGGCAGGTTCATCCCAAGCCCTGTAGGGAGAGCCTATACTTCCTGCTACTTGAGGATAGATCCTGGCAGTCATTGCCAAATTGGATGTGGCACTCTCGTCGGCTGATGCAGCCGTATTAACACTCACAATAATCTGTGTGCTATTAATAGATACAATGGTAAATTCTGGTCCTCCCACATCGACAGATCCTACTGAAGATTGACTGAGAATAAGATTACCTCCCACAGTGACTGGATGAGCAGCCGCACTCACAGGTATAAATATTACAGTATCACTGGCAACTCCATTATGAGCAGCAGCACAAGAGACAGTCACCAGTGTATTACCTATGTTTGTAGTTATCTTGCTAATACCTACCGAAGTGGGATCAGCAGCATTATATGCAGCAGCCGTGTAGCCCACTCCAGCAGCAGCCACTGAACTACCCGTGGGAATATAGTAATTGAATGTGGCCGATCCAGCATCACTCTCAGTTGAGTCAGCATTGGCACTCACACTGATTGTAAAGACAGCTCCACTCACAACGGAAGTAATAGGATAAACATTCCCACTCAGACTTACATTACTGCTTCCAATTGCTGCAACAAGGGAAGTAAAGTAGACATAATCTCCCACAGCCCGGTCGTGAGCAGCATCAGAACAACATACTCTGGTACTCCCAGAAGAAGTTCCAAAACAATTGGCTAATGTCACAGCAGTTGTTATTGGTGTTATATCATATATCCGATCTCCATCATGTTCATATAGTTTATCAGGAGTACCAAAGATTGCCCTGGATTTAGAATCTATACCTGTCCAACTAATCAAATCTCTACCAGATCCATCAAAGACAGTGCTGGTTCTCACCTCATAGCCACGCATATTTTCAGGACGACCAGCACGGAACCGTACACGATTACCGTCATACCAGCGGCCCTCTTCCGCATATTGCGTAGTTTCTCTATTGAAACCTTGCTGGAAATCGAATTTTTTTAGTTCTGCTGCCATATCATGTCTTGATAATAAAGTTCAGAATCATTGAAGGAGGTATATTGGTATGTCCTCCATCTCCACCAGTAGAACCTGTATTAGATGAAGAAGTATTATACCAAAGACTACCACCACCTTCATTTCCTCCAGCTCCAGTAGCTTTCAGAGTATATGAATGAGTATGAGCAGGAATATTTGATACACTTAATGTAACAATTTGATCACCACCAGTATTACCTATAGTTGTTCCTGAAATCATACCAGCAGTTGTTGAAGTAAGAATAGGAGAAGTTTTTGAAGCATTCCAGCCAGCTATGAAACGTCCTCGTAAATCGGGAACATTGAATGTACTCGATCCATTTCCATCACCATATAGAGAAGACACAACAGCAAATAATGCAGAATATGTAGTTCGATTTACTGCCGTTCCATCACATAGTAAGAATCCAGTTGGAGCGGCAGTAACACCATAAGGAACAATAACACCAGGAGGTAGGAGTCCAGAAATATTAACACCATCTCCATAGAATGCAGAGGCACATACCTTACTACTTACATGTACATCACCTTTGAATGTACCATTACCTAATACAGTTACAGTCGATTGAAAGTTTGCCGCACCAGATACAGTCACAGTTGACTCAAAAGTCGCCGCACCCTCCACTGTTATAGCCGATCCGAAAGTAGCAGGAGCAACATTATAAACCGAAGTTCCATTTGTGATTACAAAAGTATTTGAACTGGGAGGAATAGTTACTCCAGTATTACCGGCAACTCGTAAGATAACAGCATCGCCGGAAGCATTATTTGATACGGAATTACGAACTACATATGATTTGGAGTTATTGGGAATAAGGACAAATATAGATGTATGTGCTCCACCAACAGAACCAGTAAGCTCCAGTATGGCAGATCGAGCCTGATCACCGGAACCCTGGTTATTGGTCAGAGTAACACTGACAGTACTGCCAATAGATAGGGTCGCATAGCCAGCTACCGCATCATCTACAAGACTGATAACCCCATCGTTAAGAACCTGTCCCCACGTATTAGGATTATCTCCATCACCTTGCTTGGTCAGACGAAGATTACTTGTGTATGTTGACGCCATTTACTTTTCTCCCAATATTCCCTTTGAAGTCTGTATTCTCTTTCTCATCTTCTTCTATTAGAGGAGTTCCAGCTTGTCCCATAAAATATATACATGCTATACCGCTTGCATTTTCTACGGTGATACTCCAGAAACCATTCTCTCCCATCGATAGCGTTAAGATATTATTCTGATCTATAATTCCCATAAAAACTTTTGTTTCATCTTTCTGTGCTTCTCTTAGTTTTTCCGCCACTCCACAATAAGTACTGACTACTTCAGGAGTCTGTTTTAATGGCACCCCTTCTTCTTGTGCGTAAGCATTCCCAGTTAAGAGAGAGACTCCCAGAATTGCACAAAGAAATTTAAAGAGCATTATTCCTCCAATTCCGGCCAGTCATATAGTATGCCAGACTTTGTTTGTGATCTGTCTTCATTAGTAATATACTTTACAAATAATGCAACCATCTCTTCTGTTGTCATGGCTCCATCAATAACTGCCTTCATAGCATCTCCCTGAACTCTGATAGCATCTCTCCAAGATTGAATATGCACAGGTATCTCCACAGACTTATCAACCTTCCTGATATACATCCAGTCAGTCTGAGTCAATAACGAACCTTGTTGTGAATTCACAACTTCTTTCAGAGAAGATTTAACTCCCTTAATTGTATGTTGCTTTCCATCTCCATCCAAGACCGGATTACCATCCTCATCCATTTCATTAACATCATCCAGAGACTTGGCTGTCTTGTTGATAGTACCGTCAGCATTCTGTGACCATATATAGAATCGTGAATCCGGGGGATTCTCCAGTACAATTTCCACGATACCCATTAAAGCTTTATAGTCTGCATCCCAGATATGCCAATTACCCGGCTGTTGAGTACGGTTCTCATCTCTCCACGCTTTGCCGGGCCGGATTGTCTGGCCTGTGGGTTCATGTTTAAATATACTCGCCATTTATCTTACCTCGCATTTGCGGTTTTGAAGGGTGTTTCGGCACAAGCCCAGAAAATTAGTGTATGTCCATCTCCATTCAAATTAGTATCCGAACCACGAATTTTAAATCCATTAGATAACAGGTCAACCTCTCTGGGAGAACCTGTCACCTCTGCATCGTTGGTATTCGGTTCAAGAGCTAAATCCGCTACATTATAAGGGCTACGTTGATCATCTAAAATATTCCAGTCATCCGCATTACTAACACTCTTCCAAAGCAGAAAGGAGGGACGAAATCCACACCAGACAAACGGACCATCTGCATTACCATTACCAACATAAGATGCAATTTTACTGAAGCCCTCTACTTCAGCAAAAACATAGGCAATCATAGCTTCATCCGGTCCATTAACTCCGTGACTTGTACCAACTGTAAAGACCGAGGAAGTAGGTGCAGTATCATTAAACAATGCTGAATTAGGCGAAGGTACGGTAGAACTAAACCTAAGTTCTTGAGTAGCTCCTAATGATTGATGATAAATTACCCATCCATCTGCTTCATTTCTATTTTTAATTATCATTAAATCAGGAACTACTCCAAGTCCATGACTTTCAGTTTTTATACTTCCGGTTCCATCATAAGAAACAATATCAAAGGCTGGAGTTGTACTTTCTTTCCATAACCATGCAACATAAGTTCTGCCTGATGAGTTAATACCACCTCCTGTTCCTAATGTATAACCATCACTATCGAAGCTCTGAACTTTATCTGTATCTGTTTCTTCTGCAGCAGTGCCATCAGTATAAAGATATTTATCTACTCCTCGAACAGAATCTACAACATCAAAGCTATCTGAATTAGAACGACTCTTATCAATCAGCAAATTCGGCTGAAAACCAATACCCGTTCGAGCTAATGATTCTCCTGTACCCGTATAAATATCAACATTAAAATAATCACTCGGATTGGCTATGGTTGGAGACGAAAAATTAGAAGTCGATAATCCTTTAAAATCGGAAGTAGGTGTCCCTGCAAAATTATCCTCATTAAAAGTTGCAGTAATTGCATTACTATAAGTTGCATATGGACCAAGAAGAAATAATAGATTATCATTTTGAGGAGATAAGCCAGCCGTTGCGGCATCGTACATAGAAGAACCATCATCGAAGAACTGAATCTCATCGTCATCAGCATTATATTCAACACGAATAACGGAGGAGCCAAGATCACCACTCCCAGTTTCAACAGTTGTGTTTGATCCACCAGTTCTCTTCTCTATATTTCCAGTATCAACATTAACGCAATACCATACACCTGTTCCAACATCGACGCCACTTGCCGCTACTGCATCACCGATACCAATATAAGCACCTGTTGATCCAGCAGTACGTACAGCTTCAAAGACCCACTTACCAGTAGGTGGGATACTAATAGTTGATCCTACCCATCGGAAGTTTGTTGAACCGGGAGTTGCAACTAAATTACCATCCGACAAAACCATTGATGGTGTCATGCCGAGTGGATTTAAAGTACTCACATTATTAGTTGGCGAATCCGTCATCTGATCGGCTGCTGCCAGACCACTGCTGAAAAAGTTATTTCCTAATGTACTATTATCAACCCAGTTAACTGCTTCGGCATCAGCAGAAGTATCACCTTGTGCAAATACTATTCTGACTGTGTTAGTGCTAGTCTGTGACCAAGTATGAACAGTAGATCCATTTCTTTCTATCTTGAGTGTACCTGACGATCTTGAAATGTTCCATACATCACCATTTGCAATCGTAGTTGAATCGACTACCGTTGCACCACCATATTTAATATCGTTGTTGGCAGTAACAGATGAGGCTTGGATATACCAGCTATCCGTCATGCTTGCCATTCCGCCAATGCTATTGGAGTCGTCAAATGTGCCGTCTTCTCCAGTCTCGTAGACACCAATAACCCAGTTAGCCTTATCCTTGTACTGCCACTGAAGCTCGAAATCCCCGGCGAATGTATCGTCGGATTTGATTGCCTTGTTATCCGTGTCTGCTTCTAAGCGACCATCAGAGAAGGTGTAACTTCCGGTTGCCCCACCCCACTGTGAAGATGCGTAAGAATTAACCTGATCACCGGAAGTTCTTGCATCCTTTCCTAAAAAGGTACTATCAGAAAAATCTAACAAGAATCCATTAGATCCAAATGTTAAATCCGAAGGATCTATCGGAACCCACTGTCCGGTTGTTGAATTGGTTTCACCAAATGAAGAAGATGTCAAAGAAGTACCATCAATAAAAACTACCTGAGTTAAATAGCCATCCATGAAGGTCGCTCCAGCAGCAGTCGCTGCGATCCCAAACTTTGAAGGGGTAGACCCAGTGATGCTATCCTGACCCGAGCTTGGCTGAGTATCGGTATCAAAAGCCGTTACCTCACTCCCATTAATCCAGAGCCGTAGTCTGTCTCCCGCAGTGCTATCTGCACTATCCCATACTACTACGAGTTGTTGCCAAGCCGACGGATCACGGAACACTTGAGTCGTTATAAGCCTTCCTACTATTGACCCCCCTGCCGCTTGGATCTGAACGTCCAGTTTATTATCTGACTGGAGTGTTATAGTATCATTCCCATATGGAGAATCCGTGAGTTGGCAATCGTAAAGAACTTGAGCAGACCCCAGATTACAACGCTTAAACCAGATAGCGAGCGACCAAGCATCACGGCTGTCTCCTGCCCCCGATGGCCTCCAATATAAATAAGCCGAGTCGTTATCATTGAACCGACACGACTCATCTATATCATACCCAGTCGGTTGACCTCCAGCACCCATCAAAAGATTATTTTGAAAAACCACTTATCAGTTCCTAACTATAAGCCTGTGTCATTACAGCTTGAATATTCTCTGCTGAATCATCACTGGATACAGACAGTACAATATAATCTATTCGATCCACAGCCCCATTGGATGTTGTAAATGTGGGAGCCGTACCATCGATGAAATTCCAGCAAGCATTATAAGCTACCGTACCACTACCACCAGACTGATAAAGGAATATACTTCCTGTCTGACCTTGAACTGCATTGATTGGTCGAGCCAGAGTATGTGCAGCAGTCACGGTTGTAATCCAATTCTGAGCCGTAGCAAAATTCAGAGATACAGAAGCTACTCCATCAATTGCCGTGGTTGCTACAGCAGCCGCTGCTGACTTGCCAACCTTGAGATTACCTTCCAGAGAAGTATTACCACTAACTCTGACAGTTCCCAGAAAGCCTGAATTCCCCGTGATAGTTACAGTACTAATAAGATTGGTTGCACCCCCAACACTCAGAGTAGAAGCCAGACTGACAGCTCCTGCAATGGTTACTGTGGATGCCAAGTTAACCGCACCTCCAACACTCAGAGTAGAAGCTAGGCTGACGGCACCTGTAACACTTAGAGTTCCACCTATAGAAGTGTTACCACCTATGGCTACATTACCACTGACAGAGACATCATCTTTAAACGTACCGGCACCCACCACTGTTACTGTAGATGCAAATACAGCAGCTCCTCCTACAGAAGCTGTACTTTGTAGATGAGCCGCACCTACCACTGTTACAGTACTAGCAAACGTAGCAGCTCCTCCCACAGAAGCTGTACTTTGTAAATGAGCCGCTCCAACTACTGTTACTGTAGATGCAAACGTCGCAGCTCCTCCCACAGAAGCCGTGCTTTGCAGATGAGCTGCTCCAACTACTGTTACTGTCGATCCAAAGTTAGCAGCACCTCCAACAGTCACAGTACTTTTAAGATGTGTAGCTCCAGCCAAGGTAGTAATACCAACTACATGAAGTGTTCCACCAATTGTAACATTACTAACCGATATATTACCACCCACGGCAGCACTAACACCTGTGAGATTAGTTCCATCTCCATAGAATGCCGAGGCACAGACCTTTGCATTAGCTGCCTGTACATTAGCTCCTGCTATTGTAACAGTGCCTCCGATATTGACATTACCACTAACAGAGACATCATCCTTGAATGTTCCTGCGCCTACAACTGTGACGGTGCTGCCAAATTGTGCAGCTCCTGCCACTGTAACAGTACTCAGTAAATTAGTTGCACCTCCAACGCTGAGAGTAGAAGCTAGGCTTACTGCTCCTGTAACACTGAGTGTCCCTCCTATGGAAGTATTACCCCCTATAGCTACATTACCGCTAACCGATACATCATCTTTGAATGTTCCAGCACCTACTACCGTAACTGTAGATACTAATTGAGTTGCACCAACAACTGATAGTATCCCACCTACATGAATATAACCAGATACGGAAACATTATCAACAATACCCACAGAAGCTTCCACACCTGTAAGATTTGAACCATCTCCGTAGAAAGCAGAAGCGCATACTCTGGCATTGGCAGCTTGTACATTAGCTCCCACGATAGTTACTGTCCCACCAACTACCAGACCACCGCTTACAGAGACATCCCCATCGAAAGTAGCATTTCCAACTGCCATTAAAGTGCCACCTATACATGCAGAGGTAGCTACATCCAGACGACCACTGACCGACACATCATTCTTGAACTCTGTCTTGGATGTGAATGTACCTGCTCCGGCTACTGCCAGAGTACCTCCCACAGATACATTACTTTTTAGTACGGCAGCTCCGACTACAGTGACAGTGCTGGCAAACGTGGCAGCTCCACCTACTGAAGCCGTACTTTGCAGATGAGCGGCACCAACTACGGTAACCGTGCTACCAAAGTTAGCCGCACCACCTACTGTGACTGTACTCTTGAGATGCGTGGCCCCGGCTAATGTGGCAACACCAGCTACATGTAAAGTCCCACCAATCGTTACATTACTCACAGAGATGTTACCTGCAATCGTGGCAGTCACCCCGGTAATATTCGAGCCGTCTCCGTAGAATGCACTGGCACATACCTTGTCATCCACATGGAGGTTACCATCCAGAGAAACCGCCCCTGATACTGCAAACGTACCGGCAACCTTCACTGCATTCGTAGCTAGTTGCAGAGCGGTATTAGTACCGTCTCCACTTTGCACATTCTTCAGAGAAGTATCAACACCAGTATTGGTGGTGGATGAGCTTACAAGAATAACCTGCTTGTAAGTCTCTGATATTAGCTTACCTGTTAGGTCTGTCATATTGTGTTCCAACTTCTGTTTGCATCATCCCATTTGGTTGTATGCTTTGTTTCCGCCAAGGTTGTTGGATTAATACTTATCCATGTTGCAACCTGATCCCACTTGACTCCTCTACCACCCAGATGATCTGACCTGGGATTATTGATGGCCGGATCGTCTCGTACATCCGGTATCTTATTTAGAGGACTATTCTTCAGGTCGTACTGACCTTCAAAGTCTTGCGGACAGACCAGCATACCATAACTATTCATACGCATTACCCTGTGTGGATATACAAACCCACACGTATCACACACAGCTATGGCATTTCTATTACTTGCCACGTTTCATCGCCTTTCCATATCCACGCTGGGCTGCACCAACTCCTTTGGGTTTACCTACACGACCACCCTTCTTCATTGGCCTTAGACCACTTTTAAACATTTTTAGTAATTTAGGATCTGTAGTAAGATCTTCTGCTTGAATATTTTTAAGAACATCCTCCTCTTCCTGTATAGCTTTAGGAAACTTTTTTTTCAGTTCTCCAACTTGTTTCATTCTAGCACGGTTTTTTGATCTTTTTTTCAGCATTCTCTCCGTTGCTTCTTTTAGTTCTTTTGTAGTATAACCAGTTGGTGTGTTTACTATATCTTTGGCTTGCTTTGAACTAACTTTGGGTATATTTGTTTTACCCCGCACAGCAGTTTGACTGGCTTTTTTAAAGCCATGTTGTATCAAAAATTTAGCAACAGATGGAGGTGCTAATTTAATTACACCTTGTATTATTATAGGTATTAAAGATACTGCCATTATTTCATCGCCTTTCCATATCCACGCTGGGCCGCACCAACTCCTTTGGGTCTACCTACACGACCACCCCTCTTCATTTTTCTAGGACCACTTCGCAAAGCTTTTCGTAATTTTTCTTTCGCAACCTCTTCTTTTCCACTCCCCTTTCTAACTAATTTGGAAGCAGTCAATCCTGCGATACTTTCCTTCTGTAACTGAGTTTCCAAAAATCCTGCTCCAACAGCCTCATCAATACTATCCTTAACATCTCTTATATATTGTTTATTAAATTCTTTATTAAAGGCATCTCCTGCATGTTTGCCACCTAGAGCCTCTTTAGCCGCTATTTTTACTCTAGTTGCGTTTAAAGTAGCTCTTTCACGTTCACCCTTGGAAGCATCTCCAACTACCTTTATAATGGGATTTTTACTGATTGGTCCAACTTCTTTATTAAGCATTTTAAGTAATCGTTTACCAACAGTATAAACTTCATCGCCTATTTTTAAATACATGGGCATTTAGATATATCCTAATCTGGGTACAACATGCATGGAAGCTCTTTCTCGATCTTCCTGCATAGCTCTGAACAATATTTCTTCATAATTAGTTTTCAACATCGCTATCCTTTCAGGAGGAACACCAGGACGCTTCATTGACATATAATAAGATAGACCACAAGTCAGAGGTGGAAGGAATCTCTTAGGCATATTCGCATTCTGTTCAGCAGATTTATCTACATCCATTAACTCACTAATAATTTCCATCTTGAGAACATCTGTGGAGTTCTCAGGAATAGGCCAGACAGACATGGTAGGATTATCCATGCCTCTCCGAATAGAGTATTGCATGGGCCGACCCGTCTGAGTTTTATTTGGAATAAGAAGATATTCCTCTGGAGATATACGAGTAAGTTGTATGTCTGTGTCATCTCGACCCAGAACAACTTCCAGAGCATCCACAGTTGAGGAGTCCAGACTATAGGCAGTAACACTGGCAGCCACAGTTACACTGGAAACAGAAGTACTCCACAGAAGAACACCTCTGTTTTGCCAGTCCTTGAGCATGAGATTAATTGAGCGTCTGGCAGAAGCAGGTTCGTGACCTAGAGTATCTTCCCCTCCAATCATTTCCGTTGCTTCTTGTATAACCTCATCTATATCAAGATTAAAATTATATGTGGACGAAACCGCCATTACTCTTTACCAGTTCCCTGTTCTGGAGTTTTGCAAGAACAATCTATGCACTTACAATTATCACAATTTGTAGAATCACAGTGGCAATCATGACCACAAACACACAATAGATTTTTCATTATCGACCTACTTTCTTCTGAGCTTTTTGATGAGCATTCTTTAAAGTATCTCCTATTTTCATACGCTCACGCATATATGACATATGTTTTGATGTATGTTTCTGGGAATGCTGTCTCAGAGCACTTCTCTGTCTTAATGTTAATGGTTTCATCTTAGCCATACCAAGTGCTCGATTAGCCCCCACGTAACTCCGCACGATGTCCACGTAAGGCAGCACGTTTACGAGTCTTGGGAGTAGCACGTCCTTTAGGTTTGGCTTTCTTCATACTCCTTCCAATTTGACCACCTTTCTTATCGTGTGTTACACCTCCTTGATCTCTATCTTTATCTGGAAAATCTATGGGCCTAGATTTAAATTCAACTTCTCCAAGAAAAGGAATATCTATCTTCCGAATGCCACCTTCCCAAAATCCAAGTTCTCCTTTTTCATCTCTCCCTTTAATAACTTTTGTTCCAGGAGCAGCATGTCCAAGCAAACCTCTACCAGAAAGTGTTTCTGGACGAGGATCTTTTTTATCAATATATTTTTGTTTTCGCTTTTTATCCTCTGGAGGTTTCTTGCTCTTTATTTTGGTAGTATATTTAGTTCCTTTCCAGTAGAACTCACCCGTATCTGGTTCTCCTGCCTTCATAGCCTTTGCTCTTTCCGTGGCATAGGCTGCATCAAATGAACCAGAATTATATCTTGTTATTCCATTAGCTACAGCACCACGGGGAAGAACTGTCTTCAGTTTAGCCGCCTTTACTATAGGTCTTTTATCTGATTCTGTTGCAGCAGATCCATTAGTCTTTGCTGGTTTTTTATCTTTCAGTAATGCCTGTTCCCGTGTTAGACTCAGACCGGGCAAAGCCTTCCGTTTAGCTCTCTCCTCTGCTCGCCTTGCAGCAGCAAAATCAGGCTTTCCCTTTCCAGTACTTAACCAAGCATAAAATCCACCAATTGTTGCAAAACCGGCAGCAGCTGCCATTGTTGCCTTCTTTTTCGGTGACACACCATTCCACCATTTCCTCGTTCCTCCCTTGGCAAAAGCTTCAAATGCCTTTGCTTGGGCCTCGGATGTGATAGGTACTCCAGATTGCTGACTAAGATCTCGCAATCTGTCTGCTTGCGCTTTCGCCTCTGGTGATAATGTCTTAGTAGGCTTACCAGAAGGAGATTTCCTTGGTTTAGGTGGATATAATTTTTCTGCTTGATCTTGTGTTAGGCGCCGTCTTCGAGCAGGTCTATCCAGAACTTCCTGTTTTGTTGCCTTTCTAGCACCACCTTTCCTTAATGCCTCCGCTGCTTTTTCACCAGCTTCAATAAGTACTTTCTTATTATTCTTCACTATCCAATAGAAAACGGTTGCTGCTGCCATGAGTTAATCCTCCACCTTGAAAGATTTGCCTTGCTGGTAATCTTCATCTACAACAACATCCTGGGGCGGACCCTTCACATCCGGCCCTTTTCTGGCAGCACCGTAACCCTGCCCCGTGGGGCGTCCCACCAGATTATCAAGATTATGTGGCCGTTTAATTAATGTATGTGGTCCGTGCATTTCAATCTCCTTAGGTTTACGCTTCTTTACAGTACTTTTCTTGACTTGTCCGCCCTTTTTTCTTTGAGCAACAGCACCTAACGCACCGCCAGCAGCACCAGCTCCTGCATATTTAGCTGCCTTAGTAAGCCATTTCTTTACTTTTAATGGTAACATTCCAGGAATAAGAGCCGTACCACCTTCTACAACTGCATGTGTGGCAGCATCCTGTAGAAAATTACCAAATCTATCTATCTTTCCTTGGCGTTGCTGGGCTGTTTCTGGTTTATATTCACTTACTATTTTTCGATCCCAAGGACTAGGTTTTTTGCCCCTTTGTTCAGCTTTTTTAATGGCACTTCTAGCCCTGTGATAACCTTCTCGCTGTGCTCCTGCCCCTGGCCGATATCTTTTCCAAGTTTCATACCTTTTTTTATCCCTTCCTGGAAATAAAGGTTTAGAAACTCTAGGCTTTTTCTTGGGGCGAGGCGGATTAGCCATTTTTCTTCATTTTCTTCCAAATTATGTAACCGGCAGCACACACTACAACTATGCCCACAACTATTCCTATCCAATGGTCCATAATACCACCTCCCATTTCAGGTAATTTATCTACGACCTCAACAACTTTATTTTCCATTTAAGATCTCCTTTTCCTGCTCATCTTTTTGAGTGTCTTGGCTAAGTTAGCCTGTCTTCGTGTTCGAGGGTTACTGCTCTTGGAAGCTTTATTTAATTGAGCCGCTGTTATTTTCTTTCCAGGCTTCACTCCCAGTTTCTTTCGTAAAGCTCCAGGTCGCTTGATAGCTCCTTGAATCCACTTCTTACTACTCTTACGTTTCTTGGGTGCTTTCATAATCTCTTGTCCCACACTGGCTCGATTAATCATAGAGAGAAGCTACAAGCTTATTACCGTCTGCATGATTAATCTTACCCC